TTAAATCAGGAGTCAATACCTGATCTTTGTCTTTCCTATTCAAATAATTTTCATATCCTACAGCAGTTTCAGCTACTAAGATATCAAATGTAGTGCCCTTCTCCATCATCTCCGTCGGTAGTATACCATATCGCTTAGATACAAAATCTAATAATAATATGCTATCTAGTCTGCCGTCAATTTTTCTGTAGTCGGGCTTGTTAGCTCCCCCAATACAGTTACCACCTTTTGGATGGCTTTCATCATAATGTCTGTTGGTAATACTAGATCATTGTTGATCACTGGTTGACCATTTTCATCTAAGATCATATCTTTTACTAATGCGGCAATTTTATCAAATTCTTTGTAGTCTAATGTAGCAAGTTTGACAAAGACATCCATTGATTGTCTGTCCCAGATATAGAATTCAAGTTTGTCTCCGTATCGGGCGACAATCTCTTCATCATCTAATAATATTGGTAATAATTGGGGTTTGGCTGCTAGTTGGCTTAGTTTCATCTTTAGATCTCCTCTCTGTTAATCAATTCATTTGCCACAGCGATTAAGAATGTTAATCGGTTGCGTGCCTTGGCCACATCTTTGGCGGCACAATTTACTTCATTAGCTGTCTTTGCGACTTCTGCTAATATGCTTTGTAATAATTCTTTGCGGTCTTTGGTCTCTAAAACTTCCATCTACATATCCTCGCTTGTTGTATTTATTAATAAGAAAACAGGGCATCTCTGCCCTGTTTATCTTGTTTACTGCTATTATGCTACTGTGTAATCGCCATCCACTGTGATAGTGATTGGTGATACCCATACTGGGCTGTCAGCTGATACTGTTGGTGCTAGACCAGTTACATAACCTGCGCCTGTAATAGTTTTACCAGCACCACCTGAATCTGTGTTACCAAGGAAAAGGCTAAAGTTAATCTTAGTTTTGAATTTACTCAAACCAAAGATACCTTTTTCTGGTGCTACTGATGCGCCGACTGCGCTGGTATTGCTACCAAAGAATGTAGTTTGATCAAGAACTAAGTTCATTGATAAACTATTTGTTGCTGTTGTTGCTACTTGTTTTTTACTAGACTCGTCTAGTTGTGTCCAGGTAAAGACATCGTTCGCAGCATTGATAGTTACATCTTGAAGTGATGGAACACTAATGGTCTGAGCTGTGTTAGCTAAATTACCACCATAGTTCGTAACTTTAAGAATAACTTCTGCGTCTTGGTTACCTGGAGCTGGATAAATGTAAGCCATTTGTAATGCTCCTTATGATAAAAGTTCTATAAAACTGAATGTAAATTCAGTTACTAATGCATCAACTTCATATGATTGACTAATACTACAAGTTCTACTGATTCTTCCATCATTAGAAATTGCATTCTTAGCCCCTTGCATCTGAGATATAATGCTGTTGTAGTTTGATACGGTTGTTTTAGCGTCTAATACCAGGTAGGCTGTGATAGTTGTAGTTTGATTTACATAACCATTGCCTCCAAAGGTATTCAACACTGGCTCTTGACTTAACAATGGACGGTCAACATAGATCTTCTTGTAGTTACTTAGATACAATGGTGCCGCATCTTTGGTGTAAGGTAACTCGTCGCTGACTGAGATAGTTCCAAAGTCCAAAGTCTTCAAATATGTGATTAGTTCATCACGCATTATCTTATCCTTTGGTAATTAATAAAAGCGTCTTTTACTTCTTCAGTGTCTATCGTGCCGCTACCATCATAATCGTACCACTTAGCAAAACGGATTAGTTCGTCAAATAACACAGAGTATTTCTGTTGATAGAAATCTATCTTGACTTTCTCTGCGTTATTCTCATTACCAAAGTCTGCTATCTTAGGCAGGATGTATTCAAATAGTGCATGATACACACATAAATCTGTAAAATCATTCTTATTACTAATAATCTTGGAACCGGACAGAGATGGTATAGTTAAGGCACTGGCACCATAGGCATAGGCAAGTGATCTATACCATTCTGTATTCTTCAATTGAGCAAGGATCCTTTCCGTACTGCGGATTAGAATATCTTCTACAATTTGATCAGTAAGGCCTTCATTCTCATCAAAAAGTCGTTGATCTTTATCAACCACATCTTGATATTCAGCAAAACTTAAAACTGTTGTTCCTGATAGTATAAAAGCCATTTCCGTGTCCTCTGTTAATTATTCAATTATAAAATTGAACTGTCTGCTAATACTACACAACCATAGCCTTCGTATAGAACGCCAGTAGCATAAAGGGCTGTTGCCACTAATGCATCACCACGCATAAGCGCATCGCGTTGTGCTTCAATCTTGATATCTTGCATTAGACCAAAACCAAGTGCGTCACGGTGGAATACTGCACCACTGTAGTCGCCTGTTGTGTTGTTGTTGTCAATGTTTGATGTTTCATAGACTGGAACACCAGCTAACATACCAACATAACCCATTTGCATAGCTTCATTTTGGATTAAGCCTGCGTTTGGATTAGCGAATGTGTTAGTGATATTTGCTTTTAAGTCATAAGCAACGCTTGGGTGTAATACGCAAGCTAGATCGCTTGATGGAACACCAGCTGAGCGTAGTTTTGCTACTGCTTTGAAAATATCTGCTGCTGATAATGTGCTAGAAATAGCATCTGCACCAGTAACTTTTGAAATGTTAGCTGAACCTACTAGGTTAGTAGTAAAACTAATAAATTGACTTGTTAAGTCTTTGTCAATTTTGCGAGCGATAGCTTCACCAAATAAACGACCAATGTCAGCTACTACATTAGTTGCTGAACTGATACGAGCTAGATCACTGATGTGTGTTGCAATACCAACTTCACCAATGGTTAATTGAGCTGTTGATGTGTTTACATTAGCATAACCTGTTGACTGGTGATCCCAGATTTTAACATTTTCTGCTAATGACACTGCTGTTTGCTGTGGATAGATAGGCACATTGATAGTTTTACCTTGTGCTGGACCTAATGTGTAGTTCTTTACTAGACCACGCATGATACTTTTTTCAGAAGCTACGAATAACGCTTCTTGGATAATACTAGGAAGCAACTCACTCAATAATGCTGTGGTTGATCCTGTAACTGTTGTAACTGGCATTTTATAATCTCCTTAAGATTAAAATTAAATTAAACGATACCTGCGGACTTACGATATTCCGCATATATTTTACGATCTTCTGGATTCTTCATATCCAACTTAGAGATATCAATCTTGGTGCCTTGGCTTTTTACGCTGTGGCTTGAATTCGTCGTTGCAGGGGTTGCCTGCACAAAGTGTGGGTTTTCTGAAAGGAAGTTTTTCACTAAATCTTTTACGGCCAACGGTTTTCCATCGTCTCCGTAACGCACTGTACCTTTATCATCTGTAACTTCCACTTCGCCATCACCATTGAGTCTTACATAAGGGCGTAATAGTTTCTTAACTTGTTCTGGATTAACAGAACGGTATTCACCTGCTACGCTTAATAGTGGTTGCTCAACTTTGAATTCTTCAATAAGACGGTCTCTCTTTTGGATTTCAGAATCCTTTTTAGCCGCTAAGTCTGCAATAATCTTATCAAACTCACCACGCTTTAATTGCTCATCTTGAGCTTTCTTTGCGGCTTGAGCTTTTAACTCACGAAGTTCATTGACATCACCTAAATCCTCGTAGGGTTTAAGTAGTTTTTTCTGTAGGCTGGCTTTCATACCGGCCATATGGCTGTCAAATTCTTCTTGTGTATAAGTTCTTGCTTCTTTAACTGCTTGAGTTTCCTGACTTGATTGTGTGGCTAAAGCGTCAGTTGCTTCGTTAGTGCCTGCCAATGTTTGTTCTGCGGTCATTGTAACCTGGCCTCCTTTAGAGTGTTTTTAATACTATATTTATTGCTTAATATTTCTGAGTCTTGTTAATTCTGCACGGTCTTGCTGTATTAATACCTTGACTGGTGTAGCGAATGGCCCATAGCCTGGAAAGCTATATAACCATTCACACTCACCTTCATCTAATTGTTCTGCAAGTTTGACTACTTCTTCATCTGGTAAATTGACTTTATAGACCCTAGCCTGATATGGTTTGAGTGGTAATACTTCACCTGTCCAATCAACTATGTCTATTTCGCCTTTGTTCCAGGCAGCCAAACTCCACGGACATTGTTTTCGTATTCGATAGAAATACTCTGCCCAACTATTTCTTTCCTGGTTTGCGTCCTGTTCCACGACCTTTACCTTTTCCTCTTCCCATTGGCATAATAGCTCTCCTAGTTGTTAACCTCTGCGTGTTTCAAACTTCTTCGTATATGGATTCCATACACGACCACCACTACCAAACTCAAATATTTTAGAGTCTGGATTGAACTGCCTAACCTCTGTTGGTCGGGCTATTTGAAATTGTTGAGCTGTTGGATTATATCTCTGTACACTGCCTGTGGGCGCACTTTCAAATGATCTGGTTCGGGCATTGTAGGTACTGACACCTTGTGCGAACTGGCGTGTGTTAGGATTCCAATTGAATGTCTTGCTGTCTGTGGTTTTAACTTTTTTCATAATTGTTCCTTACCATTTAACCCTATTAGACCAATATGCGGCACTTAATTTGCCTTTGGCTATGTTCTTAGCGTGTCGGGCACGGAATGCACGAGCACGGGCTGTGTCTTTCCTATCACCACGAACACCCTGCTGACCAAACCTAATTAGTCTGACCTTTTTACCAACCTTGGCCAAGACTGCGTGGCTTTTGCTAGGATGGTTTGGTGTGCGTTTAGGCTTGTTATAGCCTGCAAAAGTAGTATTGCCACGGGTGATAGCCACGGCCTTATCCTAGGTCTAGTAGAGCTTCTTTAGCCGCTGTAATATCTTCTTGACTAATTTCACTGTGTATTGCCAATATTTCTTCATCTGTATACCCATCCATAATCATTTCTTGTATGTGTTCTGTTCTGTTTGCTGGTGTAGTTGTTGGGTGCTGTTCAGTAACAATTGGAGCATCCTCTAACGGTTGCATAACTGCCTGTTGTTCATTCTGTGCGATCTGAGCTGTAATAGCATCTAGCTTGTCAATCTCGTGTTGGTATTCAGCTAGTTCATAGCTTTCTTCAGTATCATATTCACAGCGTGGGTCATCTAATAGTTCACGCACACGGTAGTCAATTACTGCCTTGGCTTCAGGTGTTGTTGCCGCTGACATAGCTGTCTGTAATTGTGCGAACTCAGTTTGTGTATCGTGTATGTTAAAGCTACCAGGATAATCAATCTCACCATTCCAGGTTGAACTCTGGTAAGCACACCAAATCTTCCACATCTGTTCTTCAGCGATTTCTAAGTTGTCTGCTTTTTCTGCAAGGCGAGCATTGAGCAGCTGAAACTCAACTTCTCGTGAAATGCCCGACATAGTTCTTGCTTCGGTGGCACGCACCGCACCAGTGTTGGCCATCTTGTCTATGCTGTCTACTCTGGCTTTGATACTTGCGTAGATTGCTGAAATGTCCGCACCACTGTTCTGTAAGGTATAAGGTTTAAGTCCTGGGTCCATAGTTTCTGGAATGTAACAGATAGCACCAGCACCACTGCCTAGTTTAACATTCTCTGGTGTTACTAATGTTGGGTGGCTGTCTAGTCTGATACTGGCTTCAATCTCACTAAGCTCATTATAGATAGCTTTTTGTTGATCTGCGATATCAGCCAAATCACTAACGCCCAAACCTTTGATTGGACTGCGTTGATTATAGGCGATGACGATTGGTATCATACCTAGTTGATTGACTTCTTCTAATTGTCCTAAGACTTTCTTCTTCTCACGCTGGATTTCTGTGGTAACGATACGATCTTCATACCATTCAATGATCTTAGTTGTGTGTCTATTGTTGTCATCTTCAGCATATTTGAAATATGTAAGTCGATAGTAACCATTTGGGCTACGCTCATATTCCCAATCATATACTACCAATGGTGTTAATACACTGATATAAGGTCTGACACCTGCGGCTTGTTCATCAGCTAGAGTGTCAGCACCGATGTTGGGTTTGCTTAATAGAATATAGCTGTGTCCAAACACTGCTGACCAGGTGCCTACATCTTTCATTACTGCATCTAAACTGCGGCCTTCTAAGTCAGCATCTGATAAGAAGTCACTAAGCAAGGGATCTTCATTGATATCACCAAACTCACGATCAGGTTCTTCACGGAACAAGAAACTATTATAGACATTGATTACACTGCGGCAATGATTGTCCAGGGGAGTTACAGCTAGTCTTGCAGAATATTCACGATCGCTTTCAAGCTGATAGCGATTTAGATGACTGCCACCACGGTATTCGTCACCACCCATATAACTTTCTAGGTAGAATAACCAACGCTTTTGGTTATCAGTATATAAGAGATTAGTGCTGGTAACGCTGTTGTATAGTTCTTGGAGATTGTTATTCATAAGGTTTCCTGCGTTTTGGGTGCCATAGTATAGTTATTATTTATGCCATTTATGCAAGCTGGTGGCGCCAAACCTGCGGCGCATAAGGGTCTCGCTCAAATTCACGGGTGATTGGGAACAAGAAGTCTATGGCATAACTGGCGGCATCAAACATATGATCCCACCCTTGATCTTTGCACGGAACCTGTGTGCCAGCTTTGTAACTGAACTTCTCTATCGACTCTATGGTATGCTTGCAATTACTACCCACAAAAAGATGACGCTGGCCGTCACTTGAACATAATCTACTGTTAAAAGCATTTATTCTATCCTTGACTAGGTTATGGGCCCTAGGTGCCTTGACATTGAATCCAGCGTTGCTCAATATCTTAATGTCTGTGTTACCACCTGCTGATGTCTTACGCTGGTTACCTGCTGGATCTGGGTAGGCGAATACCTTGCTGGCTGGGTATCTGTTCTGTATCTCTTCTACCAACTCAAAGGTGTTGCTGTTGTGCATTACCACTTCATCTATCTGATACATATCATCACCATAACGCACGAATATAGCGGCAGTGAT